ACGAGGATCCCTTTGCTATTATAGCAGCAAGGACCTACGCGTCGCTTCAGGGGATGGAACCTCCTGAGACGATTGTCTGGCCCGGAGACGGCATACGTCTCTCGGACAAGATACCACCATACTGCTTGGATGCAGAACTGGCGGGAAGGGAAATCAAGAATACGTGTAGATTCTTTGAGATCCCTCAGGCATCGCAAAAGATGCACCTGATTCTTGAGCATACGTTCTGGGGACGTAAGCTTCAAGACCTTTGCTCCGTCAGGTCAGACGAATCTGCCGGAACAAAAACCCAAAAGAAAATCCGTGCAGCCACGGTTAGAACTTGGGCATCGGGATTGGTGCAGCGCTTGCACCATTTCCTGAGCGGCCTTGGCGACCCACTTTGGTCGACCAAGGAACGCAAGAGTATTTACGAGGATAATAAGCCTCGGAATACCCAGCACCGTGCGAAGAGATTCATAGAACTCCTCAAAACGGTTGACGGAATATTCATACAACGATATATGAGTGTTCCGGAAGAGCGTTGGACATGGCATAAGTATGACTTGTTCACGCTAAAGAATTTATCTGCATTGATTGGAGATGAATTCTATGATGGCGAGGTGTCGGTAGAGTACCACCAACTCGTCACAAGGTATTCTCAGCTAAAGAAGCTGAGGAAGACCTTCAAAGATCTATCCAACCGTAACCAGTTGGAAGACTTTTTGACCGACAAGGCACAGATAATTGAGTCTGTGCCCCGTTGGCTGAACGATTGGCTTCCTGTGTGGAAGTACACTCGTTCATACGAGAAGCCGTTCTGCTTGGCACAGGTAGACGGACTTCTATCGCAAACCAGAGCGGCGGGAACGCCACCTGATATTGTGAAAATGCAGTCAAAAAGAAAGTTCTTGGCGACTGTATCCGAAGTGCCTATCAGTTTGACTGATACTGATAAGGCACTAATCAGGGCAGCGCTCACCAAATTTGATGAGACGATTGACCCAAGCATTTTTACGGGCCTCGACACTAAGGCACGTATAACGCTAACCATCTCCTCTTGTTGGGAAAAGACCCAAGAAGAAGGAGGAACCATAGAGGCAATCAGTGAGATTGTCCATATGGGATCTATCGGAAAGAAGGTTCCAAAGCGGGACCTCTTTACCGGGAGTATCGTCGGAGAGGTAGGTTACACCTCCGAGGATACAGGTACCTATATATTCTGGGCATGCCTAGATAAGGTACTTCGAGAGAGCCCTGATGATATCACCATGGCAGCTCTCGTTATGGTCTCTGAACCGGGCAAAGCCCGGACAGTTACCAAAGCTACAGCGGCACTTAAAATAGTGCTGGATGTAGTAAACAAGATTTGCTCCTGGCCTTTGACCAAGATCGAATCTTCAGCCAGCGGGATGGCAAAGGCCAATCACGCGTGGAATTCTTTCAAGAAATCTTTTACGACTTCTGGGAAAGAAATCAGTTTCGATCCCCTCCGAGAGGAGATCGTCACTGGACCGAGTGGGGAGAGGATTAAAACCACTACCTACCGGGATGCATTCATGTCGTCGACTGACTACGAAAATGCAACAGATGCGATGAATCATGAAGTAGCCTCCATGATATCACGCTATTGGATGAAAAGGTGCGGCATACCACCTATCCTCCAAATGATCGTTCTAAGGACTTGCTACAAGCCTAGGCCGATCGTATTCGAAGCACGAGGCCCTATGGCCTCGTACGGCGAAGAGTGGTTAGGCGAAAGTCCTTTCGCAAACCCACGTTTTGTGATGCTTCGTAAAGGGGTCTTAATGGGAGACCCTCTCACGAAGCCTGTTCTGCATCTAGTAAACATACTAGTGCGAACAGTCGGAATGTATATCTCCGATCCAGGTTTCCTAACGACTGCGTTTGGTCACCCTGGAACTCTAATATCGAAACAGATCGATTCGATGTTAGAGAACAGCAACGTTGCTGACATCTTCAATGATACTGAACGCTCAGAATCTGATGAAGAACCGGAAAATCTGCCGCAAACGGCAGATGTCCTCGAGACTTTACCTGAAGAGACTCAGGTAGGGTCGTCGAACTTTTTGGAGCCTAAAACGGGTCCAAAAGAAACGATGGTGGTACCTCCAAAAGAGGTCCCTCCAGCGATGCAGCTAGACCCAGGTACACTTACCTGGAATTGGCTGACAGAACTTGGGAAATCGAAGCCGAAACCCAAGCCTGTTCGTGCGGCCGTGCAGCCCGCACCTCCCCGGACTTTGAGCTTTAAAAGCGCAAAGATCAGGGCGGCCCTTGAAGAGTTCGAACGAACTAATCAAAGGCAGATCGCTCTTCAGCAGCGCCTGCTGGAAGAAGAACGACTTAAGGAGGCAGCTCGAAATGTTCGAGTGATACCCCTCTCACGCTCGCTACCCCGAGATACGGGTTACCGAGAGTATCGCGCAAGGTCGACGGCAGATGGTCGTCGATCAAGTGCTGCTGCTCTCCGTCAAACTAGGCTTGAAGGAGAGTCAGTTACATGCTCGAAGAGTCTTATGAGGCTCTTCGGCATTATCCCACTTTGAAGATAGAACTTCTACCTTCAAAGGGGTGTCGCGAATCATAGGGAAGGCATCTTCTCTAGCTCGCACGCATACGACTCGGACGCCCTGTTAGGCGGCGTTCCTGTTGAAAGTATTAACCGCTCTGGCGGGCCGAATACG